AAGATACCGGAGGAGGTGACTGCGCCCTTTGGAGTGGTGGCGAGATCGCTTGGAGGGGCTTATGAAGAGGTTTATAATAACAATCCACTAGCCTGGGCTATGGGGAAGATGAATGAAGTTGTTACTGAGGGTGCGCCTGCGGTTGAGAAGAAATACGGGATACCCGCAGAGGCCTTTGAGCAGGCAGTAGATGGAGTGTTTACGGCGCTAGGGCTGGCAGGGGTAAAGGCAGCGTATAAGTCTGGGGCACGCTACAACGCACAGGCGGGGCAAGGGAAGGAACTCGCGCGAGGGGCAGCGATCAACAAGGCGGCGGAGGCGAAGGCGGCTGCAGCGGAAGCGGGGGATGCGGCGGCGATAGCGGAACGCGAAGCGGCACTGGCGGATATGACGGCGGGGCCGAAGGAACTGCGAGAGATAATCGGGGAGGCTAAAAAGAACAAGGCGCCTACCGCGGATGAGCAAGGTGTGGGAGTGGTTTCCAAGATATTTGATGAAGCGAAGAAAACTCCTGAGCAGGCTATCGCGGAGAGCCAGGCACGGATCGCCGCCAAGCCCCATATCAAGCTGAAGCTTACGCCAGAGCAACTCTCGGCAGTGAAAGGGGTGGCGGAGGAAGCGGGGATCGTTACTCCGGAAGGAAAGCCACTACAGCGGGGGGCAATAGATCGGCAGCTTAAAGGGATAATAGAAAGCCAAGTCCTCGGCGCGGCGATAAGCGCACCCTTGCTGCTAGCGGCGCTGGATCATTTCTACCCAGATGATGCTCGGCGGCTACGGAGGATAATACAAAAGTATATAGCTGATCCGATTAACAAAGTTAAGGAAGGGACGCCGGAGACGAATGATAGGGATTTGACGCCGCCGCGCCCGAACTACCCGCTGCAAGAAACGCCGCCAGCGAGAAGGTGGGATATGACGGCGGCTGCAGGAGGAGCAGCGAGTGCGCTGATGGAAATGGGAGATACAGCGGCAGGATCGCTAGGTGCTGGCGCGGCTATGGCGGGGATGGTGCTGGGAAAGAAAGGGATGCCGCATCCAGAACTAGTGGGGAAGCTAAGCACGGCAGTAAAGAACCGCCTTACTACAGGCGAAGGCGCAGCTAGGATGCACGACCGCGAAGGCCGTTCAATAGAGAACCCAGAAACGGCTAAGATGCTTGCTGCTAACGCCTGGGCCGACCGCGCCGTATCCCGCTGGCTCCAGAAGGGAACAAACGAGATTGCAGATGTGGAGATTCCCTTTAGGGAAGGAACGAAGCCATTAGGAGAAGTTCTTGAATCTACACTTGGCTCTTATACACTACGTGGTATGGGAACTAAGGCTAGGGCAGAATTGCCGAATGTTCCTCTTGATGAGCCTGTTTGGAACTTAGGCTTATCGAAAATACGCAATGCTGATGGAACTATCACGGTTGGCTCGGAAGGCTCGAAAGCACTTAACTCTTACTTCTCCCACGTTGGCGACTACCTCCGCCAGAACGTCCCGCCAGAGAAGCTCCCACAGTATGACTTCGCACGGGCAGTGCGGGAGACAGAGCGGGCGGATAAGCGGGCGGCCGCGGAGATGGAGAAGGCAGCTGCGGCATCGACGAAAGACTTGCCTGTCTATAAGGACTATGGCGATGGGATGAAGTGGGTGGAGCTGAAGCTGCCGGAGAAGCTGACGGAGGAGCAGGCGAAGGGGGTGCGGCCTGTTGAAATTGAGACAAACTATAGACCCAAAGATTTAGGTTATGAGGCTATTACAGCCGAAGGTAAGCCGATTAAAAACTCTTATACAGGCACTACAGCAGTCGGCCATACTCCCGAAGAAGCCTACCTCGCCGGTCGCCTCGCTGAAGAGGGCAACCAGATGGGGCACTGCGTGGGAGGGTACTGCGAGGGCGTGGCGAGTGGGGAGTCGAAGATATACTCGTTGCGGGATGCAAAGGGGCAGAGTCATGTTACGGTGGAGGTAGTGCCTTCGGTTGAAAAGGGTGGTTTAGTACGTTCCCAAGAAGGTGCTGATTACGATTACACAGCGTCTACAGATCTACTTGCAAGTATTACACAGATCAAAGGCAAGCAGAACCGTGCTCCTAATGTAGAGTATCTCCCCTACGTCCAAGACTTCGTGCGCTCAGGAAAGTGGGGAGAAGTGGGGGATTTGGAGAATACGGGGCTAGTACGAGACGGCGAAAAATATCTTACAAAAGATGAAGCTAGACAACAAGGTTTATATCTAGCTGGAACTGGCAGAGCGCTACATTATAATGGGCCGGGCGGACAGCGCGGTTCCGCCGATCCGAAGCTCCTTGCTGCTACCGCAGCAGCTGTAGGTGGTGCAGCCCTTGGCGCCTACGTTGGGGCGGAGTCCTCAGGCGCGCCTCTTCGCGGAGCGATCTATGGCGGCCTTGCGGGGCTTGTCGGCGGGACAGCGGCAGGACGCTCCATGTTCAAGCGAGCAATCTCCTCTCCTGAGGCAGCGCTCGGCCTCATATCTACCCGCCTTGAAGAGATGGCGCCGGAGCTTCGCCTCCGCCAGATCAAGCACGAGATGCGCGTTTTACAACAGATCGACAAAGCGAACGATCAGATCTATCCTTTTATCGACGCTGTGTTGAAACTTCCAGAGGACGAAGCTAGTGTCGTAGGAAGAGGATTACTTAATACGAATCTTGTTCCCATTAAAAATAATCCTGCTCTCGCCGCGACTTATCCGGCGGTGCAACATCTCTTACAATCTATCGAAGAGAGCTTAAAAGCTTTGGGTCGCTTCGGAGAAGGAATAGTAAATTACTCTCCTCGTCTTGTGAAGGACTTAGAAGGATTAAAGACTGCCGTGGGCCAGGAGTATGCAACAGGGATCGAGAAGGCGCTGGTGGAAGCGGAGGCGAAGATGATCCGTAAGGAGGATCGCTCCCTTACGGATGTAGAGCAGAGCCTTATTGTAAACCGCTACCTGTTCGTTCCAGATCAAACGTCCTTTCAGCCCGGCTATGCTAAGGGCCGTCGAATCAAGGAGATAACGCCGGAGCTCCAACAATTCTACGAGTCGCCAGTGGAGAGCTTACTCCGTTACATCTCTGGTGCAATCAATGACATAGAAACCGCGCGTTACTTCGGCCGAGATCTGGCGAAACGGAAGCAGGGGGATAAGACCTTTACGGACGTAGATGGCTCCATTGGGAACGTTGTGATGCGCTTGCTGCAGGAGGGGAAGATTACGCAGCCGCAGTCGCTGGAGTTGCGGGAGATACTGAAGGCGCGGTTTGAGGGCGGCGAGAAGGGAATGAGTACGGCGCTTGCGGCGACAAGGAATCTTACTAATACTGCGCTACTCGGGAACATCTCCTCGGCGGCGACGCAGATAGGAGACTCCCTAACGACGATCTATCACCAAGGCTTGGTGCCAACCATACAAGCGGTAGGAGAGAAACTCATCGGGCGCTCCCGCGTTACTCCTAAGCAACTTGGTCTTATAAACCACATCGCGGAGGAGCTATCTGGGCTTGGCGTAACGGGTAAGGCGTTGCAGAATACAATGAAGTACTCTGGTTTCCATGCTATTGATATGTTCGCGAAGGGGATCGGGAGTAACGCTGCCCTTATCAAGTGGGCGGGGAAGCTAGGGAGCGAGCAAGGGAAGGCACAGTTCTGGAAAGAGTACGGCCCCGCTTTCGGGGCGGATACTCCTCGCGTTATTAACGAGATTAGAACGAAGGGAATGTCGGAGGAGGTGGAGCTGGTTGCGTTCTCTGAACTTTCAAAGATGCAGCCGATTTCGAAGGCGGAGATGACAGAGCTGTATCTTAAGCATCCGAATGGGCGGATACTTTATCAGCTTAAAACATACATGCTCAAGCAGGGGGATGTGGTTCGCCGCGACGCTTACCAGAATATTGCCTCTGGCGACCCCAAGCGAATTATGGTCGGGGCGAAGAACCTAGCGGCACTTGGAGCAGTCTACGCTCTTGCTAACGTACCGGGGGATGTAGTTAAGGACTTCATCTCCGGGCGGGAGATCGACCCGTTTACTACACCAAAGCTGGTGGAGAACGTGCTGCAGACCTTTGGGGTTAATCGTTACGCTCAAGATCGCTTGGCGCAGGGAAACGTAGTGGGGGTAGCGCAGGATGTACTAACGCCGCCGATCCGCGTATTTCAGGATACTGGTAAATCAATCCATAGTATACTTGGGGGAGGATCTGACTACAAGGCGGCGAGCTATATCCCCCTAGCGGGGCGCGCGACCTACGAGCGCTTTCTTGGGGGAAACGAGCGGAAGGAGATCGCGGAGACCCGGCTGGAGAATAAGGGGAAACCGCGGGGAACAGGAAAGGAGCTTAGCCCGGCGGCAAAAGATTACCTCCGGCAGAAGGCGCTGGAACGCAAGGCTAAGGAATTACAATAGCTTTCATGCATTCTAGGCACTTGGTGCAACCCGTTTCGCCAGCGAGTATCTTCGCGCGATTGACAGTGGACTTATGGACGCCGAGGCGAGCCGCAACGACTGCGGTATCCTTGTAAAGCTGGAAGAACAGCCAAGGACAGCAGTAGCCTAAGCCATTCTTAGATGTAATGAGCTTGTCAGTAGGGCGCATGATGTACGTATGTTATGATCGTATAACGGACGTATATTTAGATCGGAGATTCTTTTTTCGCTGCCACCGCCAGCGGGTTCGCCGCCAGCATGAACCCGGCAGTCGTTGACTCGAGGTGGATCTGGCCGGAGCGGATAGCTCCATCTAGGATGCCCTCGAAGTCTCGGAAGTCGGGGAAGTAGACATGGATCATTCGATAGGCCTCTTCGTAGGGGATAACCCCCTTCCGCCGAATGAAGTCGATGAAGCGCTCCGCTTGCATACTGTCCTCAGTCCTGCCGATTCGGGAGAAGACTCGGTGCATGTCGGCCTCTAAGTCTTCCAGCATTGTATTAGCTAGTTGAAGGTCGTAAGCAGATATAACGAGGTCGGCGCTTCGAGACGCACTAAGCACCATCGCAACCTTGTGCATGTGGGTTTGCTTCCGGGCGGCGTAGCCCTCAAGCATCTGATCGTCCATCCGGCTTGCTGCGTCCTTCCAGAAGCGTTCATACCAGCCGCGCCCCCAGTCCCTTGCCTCGTCGCTGATGGTGAAGGCACCTACGAGCATAGAGATGCGCTCCAAGTCAGCGATAAGCTCAGCTCGCAGCTTAGCATCTCCCTTCCCAATCATCTCGTCTACGTAGGCGACGTAGCGATCCTTCGTATCGCCGTAGACAAACACGCACCGAGACGAAAGGCCGCCGCCGATCATCGCCTGGGGCATGTTATCTGCGACCCAATGCGGAGTAGTGCCCGCTTGGAGGTTAATCCATGGCGCTTCTACTACATCATTCCCGCTCATCTTAGTTATCTTCTCGTAGGACTTCTTCCCGTCCCACATCTCGATAAGGAGGTTGACCATCTCCTTATCCTGCAAGTTAAGGAGGGAGCCTAACTCCGAGGCGACCAGCGTGAGGGGGGACATAGGGTGGTATTCCCCTTTGTACTCAAACGACTCGGATGCGGCGGCGAAGGCAGTTACAAGGGCTTGCCAAGTGATTGCGTTCGGGCCGAACTTTATCCCTGGTACCTGCTTTAGCAGATCCGTAGAGATGTCGATGGTAGTGGACTTGGCGACTATCCCTGGCGGCCCGACGAAAATAATGTAGAAACTTGGATACCAACAGAATCGCTTCATGTCGATCCAGACCCTCCGTCGTAACGCCCCCGCTATCGTTCCTACCGCCGACCAGAAATGCATCCGACGAGGAGCTTCGGTGACAGAGGCGTATTCGAGGTAGGCGGGTATCCAGTCCTTGAAATTACGGCTCACTCACAATCTCCCCAACTTACTGTTGAGGTCTTGATGCCGATAGGAATTATCAACGGATTCTCATAAGGCACAACTATCCTCGCCGCCTCTCTCATCCGGGGAAGGCAATAGTCCTTACGGTGGGTTGGAAATTGCCCGGCCAGCGAGTCATGGACTTGGAGGAGCACCTGTACCTCTGGGATTGTCTGGTAGAAAGTCGCCCAGATCTTGTTGATAACAATGCCGACCGTGCTTTGTGGTATCCATGCAACCGCTTCAGGTAGTAATCCGTCAAGGCGGTCGAAGATGTACCAGCGGTAGCCGAAACGATTCTCCACGAACCGGAACTTAGTGATATGATCCAGCACTCTCTTGTGCCACCGCTCGATACCTGGGTGAGCTCCAAACCAGTATTTTTGGGCGGTGTCGATTTCGTGGATACTCCGGCCCGTGTGAGCCGCGACCGTCTTAGCACTGCCGACGTAGTTTGTAGCGTGGACAAAGACCTTCGCGAATTCCCTCTTGTGACGGCGAGGCTCGCGGTACTCCCAGTACTTAGGGTGGGTTTCAACTAGTTCCTCCAAGGGGGGCGGCGATTGCTTGTCAAGGGTGTATACGTTGAGGAGGTGCATGTCTACGCCCATATCCATAGCCGCCATCCAGTCTACCTCCCCACTCTCCCGCACTACTACTTGAAGATCAGCTCTATCCAGATCCATGTCGAAGAATGTAAAACCGGGATCAGGACCATACATACTCCGAATGTTAGGGAGATGGAAGTCCATAGAACCTCGAGCAGCTGCCTTACCCGCGGACTTTGATTTCTCGCTTGGAATAGTTTGGAGATTACCACCAGATCTAAAAGGGTTTTTACTGCTAGAAAGACGATAAGAATAAGGAGCAGATTTTCCACCGGCATCTCCCGCTATATTAAAAGAGCAGCGCATCCGACCGTCGAGGTCAAGAGGCATCATTACGAAATCGTTGAGGAGTTTTCCTAGGGTACGGATATCCGCGATGCAGTTACAGATGGGCTTGAGGAGAGGCTCGCGGGCGGCTATGCGCTGGAGGGCCTCGTCGTCGCAGGTCGGGCGCATTACAGTGCGACCATCCACGATCGTACGCTTGAGGATGGGAGCTTGCTTGAGGTCGTCGTAGAACAGGGCTTGCATCTGCTTCGATGAGCCGGGGTTGATGGAATGACCGAGGACGTTGTAGAGGAATGCTTCACGGTGGGAGAGTTCTTCCTGTATGTCAAGGGCCATCTGCGCTTTTATCTCTGGGCGGACGTAGATGCCGCGGAGCATCGCCTTAAGGACAGGGTAAAAGAGTGCTTGTTGGAAGGTGTCTACGGCGGCGAGGCCCATAGACTCGGCGGCGGCAAGGAGCGTTTCGCCGACTTCCCGCGTGTAGACACAATCTTGGAGGTTATATCGCCAGCGCTGTTCCTCAGGCGCATCGGAGGCGATCTTCCCTTCATCCTTCCAGTAGACATAATATTCCGCATACATCGAGGCTACGAAGTAGAGGGCCTTCGGGAGGGCGGCGAATAGGGAATGCTGCGAGATCATGGTATCCTGGCCGCCGCGAGGAATGAAGTGCCAGTTATGGTGAACAATCTGCGCATCGAATAGGCCGTTATGCCAGCGCACGCGGACGTTCTTATGCGTTAGGAGTTTATATAAAAGCCAAACGATCTGCGTTTCTTCCTCTCCACTCCAGTAACCCTCCTTCGAGCTGCGGCTCATAAAGGGGATACAGATAGCATCGGTCTTAGACCAACCGATGCCGATGCAGTCGATGTAGACATAGCCGCGACCGCGGGTCTCTATGTCGAAGTCGAGCCAGATTTCCTCGCAGTGGTCGCAGTCGCTGAGGAGGGCGGAAAGGGTCTTTGTTGTTTGGTCGAAGGTTGGGCGAACGATAAAGTTCCACTTCGGCACGGCGGCGTAAGTGCGCGAGGTCATTTCCCGCTTAACACGACGGAGGTCGGAGATGACGACGGCTCGCCAGCTCCACTCGCGGAGTATCATAGCGGGGTGGATAGTAGGAATGAGCTTGGGGCTTACTGCTCCTTTCATATAGTCTGTTACGTACTCGCCCCATTCAGCGTGAAGTAATGACCCCCGCCATTTAAGGATAGCCCAGTTTCCCGTTAGTGCCCACATAGCGAGGTTGCCGAAGGCGACTATGATATTCGGCTGCACCATATCAATCTCAGCGAGCAACTCTGCGTAACCTTTCACTACCTCCTGCGTAACGTAGCGATCCCGCATCAGCGTATGCGCCGCCGTGATGTCTTTCTTCTTCGTCGCGACGAAAGCGGAGATCTGGTTGTTTGGAGGACGGACTTTGCAGACGTTAGTAACGTAGCACTCGGAGCGCATAATGCCTGCTTCCTGCAACATCCTATTAAGTTCTTGCCCACTTGCGCCGACGAAGGGCTCGCCGCTACGTTCTTCTTGCTCTCCGGGCGCTTCTCCCACTAACATCACTCTAGCCGGAACTGGCCCCTCTCCGCGTACTCTCAAGATTCCCACCTTATATTTCTTTTCCAGCCATACCACACGTTATTAAGATACTTAATAGTTAGCCCATATTTTTCTGCTAACTCTTTTTGCTGTACTTCATTTCTGCGTAATTTGTCTACATCTTCTTGTGAGAGTCGCTTGTGCGTTTTAACTCTATTGAAAGCGTCGTGTACGTTTTCTTTTTTAGTTCCGGGTATTAAATGCGCTGGATTAACACAAGCAATATTATCACAAGAGTGTCGAAGTATAAGTCCTTTAGGAATTTCTCCTACAAGAGCTTGATACATACGAATATGAACATAGTAAGGACCTCCGCTAAAGTGTGCAAAAGGTCTCCCGCGTGCACCTGTTCCGCCTTGCCAAGTCCAACAGCCAGCAGCGTTTGGCTCTGCTATTTTATCCCAAATACGTGATGGTATCGGCCCTACTCCCCTTACACGCATGGCTATATTCCTAGATCAAGTTGCGCCTTTAATCCTTCTATCCTCTTCACCGCGATCCCGTAACTAGCAGTGTCTAACTCGATGCCGGTTGCGCGACATTTAAGGGCGTGTGCGGCGGGGAAGATCGGCCCTGTTCCGCAGAAAGGATCAAGGACGGAATCGCCTGGCTGGACGGAGCGACGGAGAAAGTCCTCGAATAAGGCGACAGGCTTCTGCGCAGCGTGGCCGAGATTGGTGTCGGGAGGGTAGGTTACTAGATCAGGGGCCATCTTCAGCACAGGGCGCTTTCCCTTGACGGCGTAGAGGCAGGTTTCGTACTTGCGCTGCGGGCCATTCTCTGGCCAGGGGGCGCGCATCGCGGAGGGCTTGTGCCAGATAAGAGGAGTGCGAAATACCCACCAGCCAGCAGCAATAAAACGCTCTTTCATTTCTGTGAAACTCTCAATATCACAAAAAACGTAAAGGTGTGCTTGTGCTTTTGTAATACGAAAGGATTCAGGGCATAGTATATCCATATGCTTGCACCATGTTTCATGGTTATCTTTATATCCATGTGCCCCCTGCGCTAAGCCGCCGGAGTCCCCAAACTCGTCCGCGCCCATTCCATAAATAGGGTCAGTTAAGATAACATCAAATTGCTCCGCCGGGCAATCTACTAACCAAGCGAGCGCGTCGGCGTTAATGCACCTGTGTAAGTCAGCCGTGAATGTTCGTCCGACAGACTCTCCGAGAGCGCGAGCTTTATCGGTCGCTTCTGAGCGGCGGAGGATTTTGAACGCTTCATCGACTGTCTTGGCGGCGGCGACTTCGGGGAGGTGGAGATGCTTCGCGACGATGAGTTCCCTCCTCGTAAGTTCTTGGTGGATGCCTTCGCTTGAGCCTCGTACTTCTTCAGAGATTGCTGCAACCGTGGGAGCAGCTTCTCCCAATGCAGAAGCTTGCGCTGCACGGAGAGCGGCGAGACGTGCGTGAGCTGCGGCCCTTTCTTGCCACGTGAGATTCGCCCGCTGGATGTTTTCTTCACACTCTGCCTCCTCCGCCTCAAGCGGGGTTAGTTCACCAAGGGTTACATAGGGGATGTGGTCGGTGGGGACAGCCTCTCCGTCGAAGCGGAAGCTGCCGCCGATGCCCCAGATATCTTTAACAGCGCGGAGTCGCCTCTCGCCGGCGACCAGCGTTAAACCTGCCTTGCCATCACGGAGTACTATTGGATGGAACAGGCCCTTCGTCTGGATGGAATCTGTAAGGGCGTGCAGCTCGTCGGCGGCGAAGCTCTTACGCTGACGATCAAAAGCTATGAATATGTCGTCTACTGCTATTGTTTTCATTATTACTCCAAAGAAAAAAGCAAGGGGCCGGAGCCCCTTGTAAAGCAGCAGATAACTACGCCGGCAAGACGCTCGCAACTCGCTCCTGCACGGAGCCTTGATACAACTCGTGAGCAACCTTGACCTTCACAACCTTACCCTGCAGCATCCTCCACGCGAACGCTTCCCCCGGCTTGTTCGTGCCAGTGGCGTCGCGGTAAGTGCGCTGGCCGCGATTCTTCCCGGTGGAGTTGTCGATACTCCCCTGCTCCGTAAGGTCGATCATGGGGCGATCCGTCAGGGTGATCTCCGGCGGAATCCCAAGAGCTTGCACAGAGGCGGGTACTTGGATGCGGAGAGGAACGACCATCTGGAGCCAAGGCTGGCCAGTACGGTCTCCCTTGCTGATAATACCAGACGCCGGCTTAATCTCCCCGATCTGCGCGGTGTAGAGGCCGTTTGTGTCGTCCGGATTGTCGGTAGGGAGCGGGGGACGCTTCGTGTTTACTTCATTCTGCTGCGCATCAAGAAATGCCTGCGGGTCAAACTGTGACATGGTAGTGCTCCTTTTCAGGTTAGTTGAGGTGAGCGAGGAGTCGCGTCGCTCGGCGCGTTTATGCTCGTTATAGGTAAGTTGTCTCGCGGCCTTCGAGCTTTACGAGGATCTCGCGCGTAGCGAATACGCCATCGTCTTTTAGCACTTCTGTTATTAACTCAAGTGCACGCTTTTGTGTCATGCCTGCAGGAAGTGGAATACGAACGCTGATAATAAGCGTAGTACGCTGGCGGCGGCTCATGCTCCGCTCCGTTTCTTCCACACATCGAAAATACCTGCGAAGTTCGGTTCAATTCCTGCGCGGTAGCCAAGGCTCCGAGTCTTTGTATCCACGCCATACGCCGCCGTGTCCCAAGTGAACTTTGTCCCCTCTCGCATGGTGTAGATAACGTCGGAGAACAGCGTGGGGATCTCAGTCGCGAGTGCCTTGCCTATCGCTTTTATCATTACCTTTGTAGTTTGTGTAACGGCGTCCGTTTCCCTATCTACGTGTGCAGTCATAACAAAGGGGCACTCTGTCCCCTGCGTGAGGAGGCGGAGGAAGTTCATCAGGTTATTCTGCGCCACGCCATAGTCGCCGGGGCTGGCCATAGGCCGCGAGCCTATCTGCATCTTCATGGCGGCGTTAGCGGTCTCGGTGAGAGAGTCCATTGCGAAGATCCTCGTCGCGGGGAACTCATCCACTGGGCCGAGTTTCT